CTGCTATGAGGAGGAGCCAGAAGATGAGTAGGGTGTTACCGATTTTATTTAATACAGAAATGGTTCGTGCGATTTTGGACGGACGGAAGAGTTGCACGAGACGTGTGATAAAGCCGCAGCCTTATGGAAAGTGTACATACCCACTTGGTTTTGTTACCGACAGTACAGAAAAGAAAGAGGTAGGATGCTTTGGATTTGGCATTGATGAATACGGTGGTTCTATTCAGTATGCAAAGCCATCGTATCAGCCGGGCGATATACTTTATGTCCGAGAAACATGGAAAAATGCACCGAACGGATACTATTACTACGAAGATTGGCAAAGAGATGACATTGCCGATGTTACAAAGTGGAGACCATCCATCCACATGCCAAAAGAAGCGGCACGTATCTGGCTTAAGGTTACGGATGTGAGAGTGGAGCGGTTGCAGGAGATAACCGATGAGCAAGTAAAACGCGAAGGCATACAGTATGATGAATGTCCAACAGGATTTACTTGGAAACAAGAAACATATATGCATAATTGCTACACAACTCCAATAGGAGCTATGCAAGCATTATGGAATTCCACCATCAAGAAATCCGACCTTGACCGCTATGGTTGGAATGCCGATCCGTGGGTATGGGTAATCGAGTTTGAGCGGTGTGATAAGCCGGAAAGCGAGGAATAATATGACAGAGAGTGAAGCAGTAGAAAAATTAGAAGCACATATTGAATGCGAAAGTAAGAGATCAAGCATTGAAGGCTGTAAGGAGGGGTGCATTGATTGTGAGCTAGCCTATTTACAGGGGACATCAAAAGAACATATTGAGAGTGTAAAAATAGCAATACAGGCACTTGAAAAGCAGATAGGACAGACCAATGCCGACAGGATAAGGAATATGTCGGATGAAGAACTTGCGGAGTTTCTTTGTAAAGTAAAATCAGATTATCAGTGGATGGAACATGAATTTCCGAGCGAAGAAGAACAAGGCGAGTGGGAAGATTGGCTTCAATCAGAATAGGAGAGAATATGATAGCTTTTTTTGAAAAATGGTATGTGTTATTTATGCTATTAAGAATAGCACGGCATAATAAGCTCAGAATGAAATTTGAGAAAAAGTATGAGGACGTTTTTGTTGGCTGCGGACAGTCTCTTGAATACATGACATTGGAAAAATGTTATGAAAGAGATAATAGGCTCTATAAGCAATCAAAAGAATTAAAGGAATATAAGGTCGCACAAAAACCTCAAAGAGACGATTTTGGATTATATGAATATGTAGACCAACATTGCGGATATTGTGAAGATGATTTTTACGGAACAATATACACAAAAACACCACTTAAAAACAGATGGCTGGAAAGAGGTTATAACTGTTAAAAGGAGAGAATATGGAAGACAGATATTTGTTCAAAGCTAAGAGAGTTGATAACGGAGAATGGATACAAGGAACATTATTGCTCCATGATACCGACATAGCTACTATATTCAGGCAGCATCCGGCGGATGGATCTTTGCAAGGATTTGAAGTAGACCCATCTACTGCTTGCCAATGCACCGGGCTGAAAGATACAAACGGCACTCTGATCTGGGAGAATGATATTATGGTTGCGCACTTAGATGAGAGTTACCCGGAAGATGAGACTTATATAATAATTTTGTGGCACGGAAGTGGATTTTGTTCGAAAGAAAATGGAAGCAAAGATATAACACCAGTTGATAAATTTGACCAAGGACATTTTGAAGTTATCGGCAATATTATTGACAGTCCTGAGCTTATGGGAGGGACTGAGTAATGCAGAATATTTTTGATCTTTTAGAAGATGAAGAGGAACTTCCCGCACCGGATGAAGGACTTGAGCAATGGAAGAAACAAAAAAGTGATGCCAGAGCAAGAATGGTGGCAATGCAGAAACAACCGTATGAGTTAAAAAAGAAGCGATCAGAGCTCCGGGCAAGAGAATTTATGACACAGATGGATCTGAGAGGAAAACAGGCACATGTAAGTGTAGGCGGTCTCGATAGCATCACATTATATGTCTTTCTGAAATCGATAGGGATAGATGTTCCTGCAATATCTGTGTCAGCACTGGAAGATAAAAGCATACAGAGAGTACATAAGGCACTGGGTATTACAATATTAAAGTCGTACAAGACTAAGGTGCAGGTGCTTAATGAGGTTGGTTTCCCTGTGATCAGTAAAAGAATAGCCGGGAAAATAGCACTTTTGCAGAATCCTACGGAAAAGAATAAGACTGTGCGACATGCTATTATCACAGGCGAATGCGGAGAACTGGGGCATTTTCAGAAAAACAGTCGGATGAAATTACCACAGAAATGGTTAAAGATATTTGGCGGTTATGAAAATGAGAATGAGGGTGTGTATTATCAGAAGCCTAACTTTAAGGTATCAAATGACTGCTGTTATTGGCTTAAAGAAAAGCCTTGTGATGATTGGGCAAAAGAACATGAAAGCTATCCTTTTCTGGGTATGATGGCATCTGAAGGTGGTCAGAGAGAAGAAGCACTTACAGATCATGGCTGTAATTACTATGGGAAGACGGTTATGCGATCAGCACCTTTTGCCCCATACCTCAGAAACGATATCCTCAGATTGGCGCAGGAAATGGATGTATGGTATCACAAACATTTAGAGATTTTTGAAAAATTGTATTATGAACAGCCATATAGCAGAAACGGAGCTGGTGAAATTATTCCATATGAACCAGTCGAGAGCATTATACCTGAAATCTATGAAAAGATTGAGAAAGATGATCAGGGCAATCTCAGAACGACAGGAGCACAGAGGACAGGCTGTAGCATGTGTGGTTTTGGAATTCATATGGAAGAACGACCACACAGATTTGATAAGCTGCGCGAAAGAAATGAAAAAGAGTGGGAATTTTATATGTATAAATGCTGCACTGATCCGGAAACGGGAGAGAAGTACGGATGGGGCAGAGTGCTTGATTATATAGGTGTTCCGTGGGAAGACGTTCCGGCGGTACAGCTTGAATTGCCACTTGAAGAAATGATGTAAAAAAGAAAGGAGCCGGAACCTATCCGGATAAAAGGCGCGCCGGGTTCCTTTCAGAAAATGACATACAGAGAGTTTTTAGAAACCAAAATTGAGCTGGCTACGGAAAGCGGTTTTTCCGTAGATCCGGCAAAAGTAAATAAAGCATTAAAACCGCATCAAAGGGATGCCGTGATGTGGGCACTCAGAGGCGGTAAAAGAGCCTTGTTTGAATCATTTGGTCTGGGTAAGACAGTACAGGAGATGGAGTTTTGCCATTTGGCAGCAGAGCATACCGGCGGTAGAGCACTGATCGTATTGCCACTTGGAGTAAAACAGGAATTTACACATGATGCAATGGAAGTGCTGGGATATGAAAAGCCTGAATACTGCCGGACAATGGAAGAAGTGGAGAAAAGCAAAAGTCAGATTGTATTGACCAACTATGAACGTGTTCGCGACGGAGATATCCGGCCAGATTATTTTCAAGCGACTGCCCTTGATGAAGCATCTGTACTCAGATCATTCGGATCTAAAACATATCAGACGTTCCTTGACAAGTTTAAAAACGTACCTTACAAGCTGGTAGCGACTGCAACACCTTCTCCAAATAGATATAAAGAGCTGATCCATTATGCAGGATATCTTGAGGTAATGGACACCGGGCAGTCACTTACAAGATTTTTTCAGCGTGACAGCACTAAGGCAAATAATCTGACGCTGTATCCTAACATGGAAGAAGAATTCTGGATGTGGGTAAGCAGTTGGGCATTGTTTGCTACAAAGCCTTCAGATCTCAATCCGTCATATTCAGATGATGGATATGATCTACCGCCGCTTGAAGTAAGATGGCACGAGCTTCCGGTGCCTTATGGTGACACTGCAGATCGGGACGGCCAGATGCAGTTATTCCAGGAAGCAGCAGAAGGTCTGAAAGAAGCAGCAGCGGTTAAGCGTGAGAGCATAGCTGCGAGGGTGGAAGAAATGAAGAGGATTGTGGATCAATCCCCGGAAGATCATTTTATTCTGTGGCACGATCTTGAGAATGAACGACATGCAATCAAGAAAGCATTGCCTGACGTTGTGGATATTTACGGATCTATGGATTATGAGGAACGTGAGAAGCGTGTGATTGATTTCTCCAATGGCAAGAGCCGATTATTTGCCACCAAAAAATCATTATCCGGATCAGGCTGTAATTTTCAGAAATTTTGCCACCGGGAGATCTTTCTCGGTATTGATTTTGAGTTTAATGATTTTATACAGGCAGTCCACAGGTGTTATCGGTTTCTGCAGAAAGAGCCGGTTGTGATCGACATTATCTACATGGAAAATGAGCGTCAGATCAAGAATGCATTACTGGAGAAGTGGAAAAATCACGACAAAATGGTTGCAAAGATGATCAAAATCGTAAAGCAATATGGACTTAATTCTGTGAATAAGTTAGAGCGTATGGAAAGGAAGATGGGCGTGGAAGGTACCAGAGAAGAAAGAACGGTAAGAGGAAATCATTATACGGCCGTGTATGGAGATTGTGTAGAAGAGACAAGAGAGATGGAAAGCAACAGCGTGGATCTGATACATACCTCAATCCCATTCGGCAATCATTACGAATACAGTGCCAATTATAACGACTTTGGACACAATGAGGATACAGAGCGTTTTTTTGAGCAGATGGATTATCTGACACCGGAGCTTTTGAGAATTTTAAGACCTGGACGCGTTGCAGCAATCCATGTAAAGGACAGAGTGTTATTTGGTAATACAACAGGGACGGGAATGCCAACGATCGAACCGTTTCATGCACAATGTATTGAACATTACATGAAACATGGATTTCAGTATTTTGGAATGATCACAGTTGTGACGGATGTTGTAAGAGAGAATAATCAGACATATCGTTTAGGATGGTCAGAGCAGTGCAAAGATGGTTCCAAAATGGGTGTAGGTTGTCCGGAATATGTATTATTGTTCCGTAAACTGCCATCGGATAGATCCACAGCATATGCAGATATTCCGGTTAAGAAGTCAAAGGAAGATTATACGCGTGCCCAGTGGCAGATTGATGCACATGGCTATTGGAGATCATCCGGCAACAGGCTTATTGCTAAAGAAGAACTGCAGGATGTTTCTGTTGATAACCTGCAAAGAATTTACAGGGAATACAGCCGTGAACACGTATACAGCTATGAAGAACATGTACAACTGGCAAAGGAGCTGGATAAGGAAGGTAAGCTGCCAGCAACTTTCATGGTTGTAGCTCCTGGATCATGGAATCAGATGGAAGTATGGGATGATATCAACCGTATGCGGACGTTGAACACTACACAGAGTCGTAGACGAGCACAGATGCATGTATGCCCGTTGCAGTTGGATATCGTGGAGCGGATTATCAACAGATACAGCAATGAGGGCGATACGGTCTATGATCCGTTTGGCGGACTTATGACAGTACCTATGACAGCAGTCAAAATGAAAAGATATGGAATCGGCTGTGAACTGAATCCGGATTACTTCCGAGATGGTGTCGGGTATCTGCAGGCGGCAGAAAATGAGATTGATGAACCTACGCTGTTTGATTTTATGCCGGAGGTGTTGCCATGATAAATGGAGAACTGATTGTAGATAACTTCGCCGGTGGCGGCGGAGCTTCCACTGGAATAGAAATGGCAACTGGCTACAGTGTTGATATAGCAATCAATCATGATCCGGAAGCAATTAAGATGCATAAAGCAAATCATCCAAACACGAAACATTATTGTGAGGACGTATGGCAGGTGGATCCGGTTAAGGCCTGCAACGGTCATCCGGTAGGGCTTGCCTGGTTCTCCCCGGACTGCAAGCATTTTAGTAAAGCAAAGGGAGGTAAGCCAAAGGATAAATTTATCCGCGGCCTTGCATGGGTAGCGTGTAGGTGGGCTGGTCTGGTAAGACCAAGAGTAATCATGCTTGAGAATGTGGAAGAATTTAAAACATGGGGACCATTAAATCGAGGGCATCATCCAATAAAAAGTAAGCAGGGAAAGACATTTGAAAAATTTGTGCAGCAACTTACTGACTTAGGCTATGATGTACAATTCCGTGAGCTGGTAGCTGCAGATTACGGAGCGCCTACCATGCGGAAAAGATTTTTTATGATCGCTCGTTGTGATGGTCAGCCTATTGTATGGCCGGATCCGACACACGCACCAGCGGACAGCGAAGCAGTTAAAGCTGGATTGCTGAAACCGTATGTAGGAGCATACACGCAGTTGGATTTTTCGCTACCGTGTCCGAGTATCTTTGATACATCCGAAGAAATAAAGGAGAAATACGGCATTCGGGCGGTACGACCGTTGGCGCCTAAGACTATGGAAAGGATAGCAAGAGGATTAAAGAAATTTGTACTGGATAACCCGGAACCGTTTATTATTCAGTGCAATCATGGCGGAGAACGCAGACCTAATGATATCCGGGAGCCGATGCCAACCATAACAGGAAAGCATGGATACGGAATTGTAGAGCCGTATATGGTGCAGATCGGACAGACTGGATTTACGGTAGACAGGAGCAAGGATGTGAGAGAACCTCTTACCACGATTGTAAGTAAGAATGAGCATTGTTTAATAAGTCCTACACTGATCCAGTACCATTCCGAAACTGCTCAGGGAGAAGTGAGAGGACAGACGATAGAAGATCCAATCATGACCGTAGATGGTTCAAATCGATACGGACTGGTTACATCATTTCTGAGTAAATTCTATAAAACTGGAATAGGTCAGGATGAAAGAGAGCCGCTGCACACGATTACAACGTCAGCCGGGCACTTCGGCGAGGTCAGAGCCTTTTTGATTAAATACTATGGAGATGCCACAGGACAGGATATAGAGAAACCACTTGATACAGTTACGCCAAAAGATAGATTTGGACTGGTAACTATCGAGGGTGTGGATTATCAGATCGTAGATATCGGACTTCGGATGCTGGAACCAAGAGAGTTGTACGGATGTCAAGGATTTCCAGATGATTACATAATCGACCATGATTATACCGGCAAGACATATCCGAGAAGTGAACAGGTGCGTAGGTGTGGAAATGCGGTTTGTCCACCAATACCTGCAGCACTGGTCAGAGCAAATCTACCGGAATTGTGTGTGGCAGAACGCACACCGAATATGCAGATCAGAGCTGAACAGACCGGACAGCTACGGTTTGCCTAAGAATGTATAACATGTGGAGGAGCAACTATGAGCGAAATATTTTACAAGCCCTTAACACCACAGTTTAGGGCGGAGCTTAATAAATCAATCGATAAAAACATGGAAGAACTTAAAAACTGTCAGAATAATGTATATGTATCTATGCAGAGAGCAGCCAATAATGCTGCAAGAAAGATCATCAATGCGCTGCCGGATGGCTATCCTATGCCAATGGAGAGAACATACAGGGATCATTATATGGACAGGTTTGAAAGGAGATATTAGATGCCAGCAAGATACGATAACCCACAGGATATAGCGCAGCTCATGCATCAGACCAAGAGACTGCAGCAGTCAGCCGAGAGAAGTCCATTTACAGGACTGGTGACATTGTTCTGCTATGTGCTGTGGAAAGATTACAGATACAGCCAGAAGAAACTTGCAGAATTCTGTGAGCAGATACATAAATACGAGGATCAGTGGCATGACAAGCCAATAGATCAGATTCATGACAGACTGGATGATTATGCAGGCTGGTGTGTAGAATATGAGGAATATACAGAGAAAGATTTCCCACACTTCCGGTCTAAAGTAGCACAGAAGGCTATCAAAGAGCAGATCCGGTGCAATAATAAGATCAATGATCTTTCAACCAGATATATGACATATGGCTTTTGTGTGCTGATGGATGATGGATTCGGACGGCGGAAACTGACCAATCTCAAAAACAAAGTACAGAAACAGATGAATGATGTCACAAAAGCTGGCAGGGAGAAAGGGATCATGGATCTGTGGCGTGAACTGATAGACGGAGCTGGAATTTACATCGAAAAGCCATTGTTTGATTAAAGGAGAAGCTATGAAAGAACATTATTTAACATCGGAAGCCGAGAGAGCTTACCGGAAAAGATATTATCAGAAGAACCGAGAAAGGATCCTTGCAACAGCCAAGGAGAAGAGATTGGATCCTGATTTCAAAAAAAGACGATCAGAGTACGGTAAACAATATTGGGCAGATCACAGAGAAGAGCTGGCACTAAAGGCTAAGAAAAGACGTTTGCAGGGTGCGCTTGAATGTGGTAAAATACAATCAAATATGACCGTATGCCAATAGGGGCATGCGAAGGACTAAGTGGAGTCAGTTGCATTTGTAGCTGGCTCTTTTTATATATGCAGAGAGAGGAAGTGAGATAGCGGAGAATTACCAAAAGGCAGAACAAGATTATATGGCAGGAATGAAGTATAAAGACATAGCCGAAAAGTATGGTACCACTATCAACACTGTCAAGAGCTGGAAAAAGCGGTATGCATGGAATAGAGAGGGTGCACCCAAAGAAAAAAAGGTGTGCACACAAAATAAAAAAGGTGCGCAGGTAGAAAAGATTCAGATTGATGATGGAACGAAAGAAACTTTGCAGAATACCGATCTCACATCAGAGCAGCAGATGTTCTGCATTTATTACAGCCGAACCTTTAATGCTGCCCAGAGCTACCAGAAAGCTTATGGTTGTCAATATACGACTGCAGTGGCGCATGGATATAAGTTGTTGTCGAACGTGGTTGTTCGTGCGGAAATAGAACGGCTGAAAGAAATTAAGCGTCAGCAGATTGTTGCAAGTGCAGACGATATAGTAGAACTGCAGATGCGAATTGCCTTTGCAGATATTGGCATCTATATGTCATTCGGTAGAGAGAATGTGAGCGTAATGGGAGCGTTCGGTCCAGTAAAGGATCCAGAGACTGGCGAATATATGAAAAAAGAAGTAAATGCTATTAGACTGAATGAATCAGATATGGTTGATACACAGATCATACAAGAGGTGAAGCAAGGTCGGGATGGTGTCTCTATTAAACTGGCAGATAAGCAGAAAGCGTTTGACTGGCTAACAAAATATTTCCTTATGCACCCAGAAAGTAAATACCGGGCGGAATATGAGAAACGAAAAGCCGAGAAAGAGGGCGGAGAGACTGCAGAATATGAATCAGATGGATTTATGGAAGCACTGCAGTCTGATGTGAAAGACACATTTAAGGAGGATGATAGCGTCGAAACGTAAAGCACTATTCCAGTTTACGCGGTTCAGCCATAAGCAGAAGGTAGTCCTTGAGTGGTGGATGCCCGGAAGCCCATATGCGGACAAAGATGGAATCATCTGTGATGGTTCTATCCGATCAGGGAAAACAACGGTTATGTCTCTATCGTTCGTTATGTGGGCAATGGAAACCTTTAACGGTCAGAACTTCGCAGTATGTGGCAAGACAATCCAGTCCCTGCGTCGTAATGTGATCGGACAGCTCAAACTTATGCTTATGTCTCGTGGTTATCAGGTAGAGGAACATCGATCAGAGAACTATATTATTATCCGCATGAGGGACAAGGAGAACACTTTTTATCTGTTCGGCGGTAAGGATGAGGGATCGCAGGATCTGATACAGGGTATCACGCTTGCCGGCGTATTCTTTGATGAAGTTGCACTGATGCCGGAATCATTCGTAAATCAGGCAACAGGACGATGCTCTGTAAAAGGTTCAAAATACTGGTTCAACTGCAACCCGGAAGGTCCTGACCACTACATAAAGCTGGAATGGATAGATAAGATCACTGAGAAGAATATGATCCGGGTGCATTTCACCATGCGGGACAATCCAAGCCTTGCAGCAAAGATCATTGAACGATATGAGCGGATGTATAAGGGCGTGTTCTACGATCGTTTTATCTCCGGTTTGTGGGTGCTTGCTTCCGGCATCATCTTCCGGTACTTTGCAGAGGATGATACGCCGTATCTGTTTGACGATAAAGATATATTTGATGATAATGGAAAGCTCAAGGTTCCGTTCTTCAAAATTGTAATGGGAATTGACTTCGGCGGTATGGGATCCATGACAACCTACAATCTCACAGGATATCAGAACAGATACAGGGACTTTAAAGCATTGGAAGAGGATGGGCTTCCACTGTCAGAAGACATAGACAGTAAGAAGATCTGTGATAAATTCGTAGAGTTTTATCGTATGAGCATAGAAAAATATGGCCGCGTGGACTGGGTGTTCCCGGATAGCGCAAGCCCGACTATGATCAACAGCCTGCGTAGTGCTGCCAAGGAAGCAGGATTGCCATATCAGAATATTAAAGGATGTCGTAAGAATGAGATATCAGAACGACCAAAGACTGTAGATATGCTATTTAACAGCGGCAGGCTGAAGATCAATAAGAGATGCACACAGACAAGAAAGGCTATAGCATCTCTGAGATGGGATGAAGATCATCCGGATGTACCGGAAGATAAGAACATAGGTAACTGCAATGACCGATGGGACAGCTTTTGTTATACGTGGCTGGATTTCGTCGAATATATTGATTTAAAGAGATAAGGAGAAGAACACGGAAGTATGCGTTAAGAATTTTTTAGTAGGCAAAGGATACACAGTAAACGACAAGGCAATGACTGTCATACAGTCGTGTGACGACTGGTATGCGAACAGAGTGATCGAAGCATTCCATAAGCGCAAGACGATCAACGCGGTTCCATATGAGCTTTCCCGGCTAAACCTCGGAAAAAGATGCTGCTCTGATGATGCTAACCTGTGTGAGATTTTGGAGATCAACGCAGGAGACGGGGAACAGGCTGATTATGTGAATGATGTGCTGAATGGCAGCATGTTCAACACACAATACAGAAAGCAGCTTGAAAAGACATCAGCAGATGGTACGGTTGCATGTTATATCCGTTTGGACAATGCCACCTTCATGGATGATGGATCTGTGCACGACGGCATGATCAAGCTGAATTATGTGGAAGCAGATGCATTTACACCACTTACAGTTGAAAATGATGTGGTGGTTGAAGCAGCCTTCTCCGGAAGCACACTTGTAAAAGGGAAAAAGCAGACCACACTTGTTTTGTTCACGCTGGGCGAGAATGGACTGTATACTGCGGAAACGCATGTATTTGACGACAAAGGGAACGAGCTGAAGGATCTGGAAACCGTAGTACAGCTTGGAGATGTGAAGCCGTTTGCCGTTATGCGCAATGCGGAAGTCAATAATATCGATGATATGGAAGGGTATGGTCTGCCAAAGCTGCACAATGCCATCCCCGCACTCAAGATAGCGGATCTGTGTTACAATGTGCTGTTTACGGATCTGGACAAGGCTGAAAAGATTGTACTTGTCAATGAACTGCTATGTGGTTTCGATAAAAACGGAAAGCCTGTTATGACGACAGAGCAGAAAAAACTGTTTGTCTTTACCGGAGAAAAACTGCCAGAAGAAAAAGGCATGATCCAGGAGTACAATCCAGAGATCAGGATTGAGCAGATTACCAAAGCGTTTGAATTGGCTTTGTCACTGCTGTCTCTGTCATTCGGCTATGGCACCAAGAAATACAGCTTTGAGAATGGGCAGATCACAACAGCAACGGAATATATAGGAGAAAGGCAGGATCAGATGCAGGAGCTTAACAGGCAGCGACAAGAAGCGACACGGTATATTCAGGACATCTGCAAAGCCGTTATGTGGTTTGCAAATACCTTTCAAGGGAAGCACTTTAATCTGGATCAGGAGATTTTGATTGATTTTGATGATTCCTATATCACGGATAAAGAATCTGAGCTGGAAAGAAAGAGAAATGATGCTTTGTCCTTTGATATCCCGCAGCTTACTGTATGGTATCTGATGGATGCGTACAATCTGACCGAAGAAGAAGCTACAGCAATGTTGCCTAAGCAGGAAGAGCCACAGGAGCCGGAAGAAGATTAAGGAGGTAGCGCACGCTTACAGATGAACAGCTGCAGATCATAGAGGATACGATAGCACCATTATTTCAATACCTCGAACATGAGGTTATCGTGGACGTCGCGCGGAGAATCGGAAAGACCATGACATATACGCGGACGGCGGAACTGCAGGCTATGAGTATGCACCGTCTTGGATATAGCCCGGCACGGATCCGGTCAGAAGCCATGAAGATATTAAATGCAGATCCGCAATACCGTAAAGCGGTAGCCAAGAATACCTTGGAATACAAAAAGGATGTAAGGAATCTTATCAACGATATAACCAAGCAGGCAATGCTTGCAGGTGATGAGCTGATTGCAGGAGCCGGTAACATGGCATGGGTTAATGATCTGGCAATCTGGAAAGCTGCCAATAAGACTTTAGAGGATAATTCCTATTTGCAGCAGCTCATTGATGCATATGGCAGGCAGACAGAGCAGAGCATGAAGAATCTGACACAGACCACGGGCTTCAAAGCCAAGAGCGGGTTTGAGAGTATTGAAAATCTGTACAGACGTGAGATGGACAAAGCGACGATCAAGGTATGCTCCGGGACTTTTACAAGGGAGCAGGCGACAAGAGATGCAGTAAAAGAGCTTGCGCAGAGTGGATTAAGATCGGTGGACTATGCTAGTGGATACAGTATGCAGATAGATACAGCCGCACGCATGGCGATCAGAACAGGTTGCCATCAGATCAGTGGTCGGGTAGAAGATGCTAATATCTTACGAAGCGGTGAAGGACTGGTATATATTGAACATCATGCAGGAGCACGTAACACCGGATCCGGTCATGCGAACCATGAACAGTGGCAGGGTAAGGTTTATTCCTTTAAAGAAGACGGAACAGACTATAGCAAGGAAGCTAAACGAATAGGACAGGATAAGATAGAAGATCTGTGGAAAGCTACAGGTTACAGCTTGGATGGCAGACATGAGAATGACTTGGAAGGTCTGTATGGATATAATTGCCGCCATCAGCATTATGCGTGGTTTGAGGGGATCTCGGAGAAGGGTGAGTATCAGCCGGAGCCGGATCCTGTCACATACAATGGAAAACCCCTCGACTATTATGCACAGACACAGAAGATGCGGCAGATGGAGCGCGGGATCAGAGCATTAAAGCGCGAAAAAGAAGCCTGTAAGAAGCTGGGAATTGATACCACAGAGACAGATGCAAAGATCAGCGCAAAGAGAAGAGAGTATAATGAGTTTTGCGACTTATGCGGTATCAGACCACATACAGAGCGGCTCAGATATATCTGTAATACCAGTGAATTAAAAAAGACAAAAGCATATGAAAAATTTGTAACCGCATCAAGAGAAAATGCAGTGCATGCAGATGAAATGATATCAGCGCAGAGTAAACTTGGAAAACTGGAACAAAAAGAAATAATAGAAAAAGGAAAAAGCCTTGATTTGCCGGTTTTCGATAATGGGAATCTTGGAAAAGCGTATCAAAACTGGAATATTTCAAAGGAAACAGGATACTATGACGTAGTAGGTCATGGTTCACCGGAAATCATGGAATTCTTTGGGAAAAGGGTAAATGATAATGTTATCGCAAAAATAATCAGGGGAAGATCTGATTACAAAGGGGAAAAAATACGATTATTATCATGCATGACAGGACTGGCAGATGAGAATGGTAACTGCTTTGCACAAAGACTTGCAAATATTTTAAATGTAGAGGTTCAAGCTCCAAATAATTTGCTATACCTGCATAAAAATGGTACAATACACGTAGGAAGTAGTGAGTATAAAAAGGATGGAGAAATGCTTACATTCTATCCACGAAAGGAGCACAACAATGAAAGAGATAACAGATAATATTGTATTTGATAAAAGAAACCGTGCTCAGGTAATGCGGGATGGAGCACAGATACAGGAGTGCAGTGAAAAAGATAAAGTGCTGAAGTATTTGAAATCATTTGATGTAGAGTGTGTTTCGTCTGGATATGTATATGATTCTGTCAAAAAAGAATATACAAATGTAGGAATCAAAGGGTATACAGATGGAGAATACGGATGGGGATCGTCACAGATTTATTATTTTGAAAACTATGATATAAAACTATGTGATGCTTTTATCAAAAAGGTGATAGGCGCATAATATTATTACAAATTGTTTAAAATCCATCGCAATTATGTGGTGGATTTTTTGCAATAAATACAGAAAGGAAAGCATTATGGATAACTTCAAAGCAGTATATAAAATTCTATCTGCTCTGGAAAAGGCAATGGACTATCCAGAATTTGATATAGCTCAGATCAATCATGAAAAACTGGGAGTATCAAAAGAACGCTGGTGCAGATATTTAGAAATGATGGAAGATGTCGGCTATATCAAAGGCGTAGAGTTATATGAAAATATAACGGGAGATATGATAGTAAACGCTGATGATATAAGGATAACATTAAAAGGGTTAGAATATCTGCAGGAAAACACTATTATGCAGAAAATGTATAATGCTGCAAAAGGAGTAAAAGAAGTAATACCGGGACTGTGAAATTCTGGTTGCCAAGCTGTAGCTACTGCGTTATAATAGATCAAGGAGGTCGAACGTATGACCGATAACGATAAACAGATTATAGAAGCCATTCGCCGGATCTGCCTGCGTGGGAATAATGCAGAGGTAAAAAAAGCGAAAGATGGCACTCTTGTGGTATATGAAGTTAAAAAGAATATTGCCGTCAGATAAATTGGTATCTGGCAAGAGCTAATAGGAGCTGACTTGTACGAAAAGTACAGGTTGGCTCTTTTTTATTATCTATCGCACGGTGGAGAAGGCTGGTCATCTCGTGAGCGTCGTGAGCTTAAGATCGCAGGTTCAAATCCTGCCCGTGCTACTATCCCTACCGGAGAAAGTCCGGTAAATAAATTATTTAAGGAGAGACAACATGAAGAACATTTTAACTATCTTGCATGAACTTGGAATTGAAGTTCCGAAAGACAAAGAAGAAGGACTGAATTCTGCTGTAGCGGAAAACTATAAGCCGGTAGCCGACTACAACAAGCAGAAAGAAAAGCTGGACGCAGCCAATGAAACGATCAAGGCAAATGATACTGCCATGAAAGACCTTCAGACGAAGCTGGATGGATTCAAGGACGTTGATGTATCCGGTCTGAATCAGAGAATCAAAGATCTTGAAACTGAGAAAGAGAACATCCAGAAGGACTATGATGCGAAGATTGCAGATCGTGATTTTGATGATCTGGTCAAAGAAAGTATCACAGCGGCAAAAGGCAAGAATGCCAAGGCAATTACTGCTTTGCTTGATGTGGATACACTGAAAGCATCTAAGAATCAGAAAGAGGATATTGCTGCAGCACTGAAGGCACTGACCGAAAAAGAAGATAGCAAGATGCTCTTCGGAGAGCCGGAGCCAAATCCGGTAGGAACAGGAAACATAATCGGACAGGTAAGAGGAGGCAGCAATGTTGATGCAGATGAAGCTGCTATGAGAGCAGCGATGGGACTGCCACCTGTGCAGGAGACAAAATAAGGAGGATTAGAACACGCCAAACACTATTGCTTTAGCAAAAAATTATGTACCTCTGCTTGATGAGGTATATCAGAAAGAATCTGTAACAAGTGATCTGACAGGCGATCCGGCAATGGCAAAAGCCGGTGCAAACGCAAGAGAGATTGTATATCCACAGATTTCAGTTACAGGGCTTGGAGATTATGACCGCAACAGTGGTTATACACAGGGAACAGTAGATTTCACATGGAAATCGACAGAATACAATTACGATCGTGGTGCCAAATTGTCCGTAGATGTTATGGACAATCAGGAAACATATAACCTTGCTTTTGGTATGGCAGGTGCGGATCTGATGCGTACTAAGGTTGCACCGGAAGCAGATGCATTTACCTTTGCTACACTGGCAGGAATTGCAGGTATTTCCAAGGGCGAAGCAAAGACTATTTCTACAGCGGAAGCATTCCTTGCAGAGTTATTAGAAGCGAAGAACACAATGGATAATGATGAGGTACCGGAAGAGGGCAGAATTTTGTATGCTACTTCAAATCTGCTGAATGCTCTTGTGATGATGGATTCTTACAAATCAAAAGAGATTCTTGCAGCATTTACAGTTAAAAAGCCTGTGCCACAGGGAAGATTTTATACATCTATTGATCTTTTGGATGGTAAATCTGCAGGAGAGGAAGCAGGTCACTACCGCAAGGGTACTGCAAAGTACGAGAAGACAAAAGACGTTGCTCCGGTATCCGGCAAAACATATTATACAGAGGATGGTGGTGTATATACACCTGTAGATGGTTCCGGTGTATCATCAGGATCTATGTCATCTTATTATGAGAAGGTGACTGCTGAAGCTAAGGAAATCAACTTTATGATTATCCACAAGCCTGCAATCATCAAGCATGATAAGCATATCGTTTCCAATATTATTCCGGCGGATGCCAATCCGGATGCTGATGCTGACATCATTAAATACCGCAAATATGGTCTTGTGGATGTATACAAGAACAAAGTGGCAGGTATCTATTTAAGCCACAAAGCGTAAGGAGGTGCCTGGCATGAGAAAGGTAGGAATGGGAACAACCAAGGACGAAAAGGCAGAGGTTGATTTATTGAGAGAGCAGAATGCAGCTTTTGAGAAAGAGATCAAAGAGTTGAAAAAGAGGAATGCAGCTCTTGAGAAGAAGTTGAAAGACAAGCCTGAGCAGTAGAAAGAGAGGGAGCAGTATGACTTATATCACATGGGAGTTGTATAGCTCCCTTTTCCATAAAATTCCACAGGATAGTTTTGATCGGATTGCCCGAAAAGCCAGCATGAAGATGGATGCTCTTACGCATACCAGAGTGCAGAAGTTTATGAGTGAGTACGACGATGAGACAGCTACATGTTTCCAAAAGAATGTTAAAGCACAGATTGAAATGACCTGTGCAGAGCTTGCAGAAGCCATGTACGGACATGAGAACAGTGCGATAGGGACAGGCGTTACAGCGGTAAGCAACGACGGCTATAGTGAATCCTATAAGGTAGTGACACAGTCTGAAAAAGAATGTGAACTGCAGTCTCTTGTGATCCGTGGTCTTTCCGGCACCGGATTGGCAGGTGCGTTATGATCTGCAATGATGTTATGACCGTATATAACCATTACACGGTGGATGGCGCAGATAAGTGGAATAGGAGCGTTGTAAGCAGTGTCATGTGGCGGCATAACAAAACGGAAGTAATCACACAGGGTACAGAGCAGACTATCAGTAAGGCAGAATCGATTACCATTGATTTCAGACATGGAGATCAGGGCTATGTGGATCCTATAGAATTTGCAAAGCTGGAAGATAAAACAGGGCATTTTACCCTGTCTGCAAAGGGGCTTGATGTTGTTGTGCTTGGTGTATCAGATAAAGAGATCAGCAAGGCATACAAATTGTCTGCATTAAAAGATGATTTCCAGTATGTTGGGACCATATCGGCGGTATCAGATAACCGAAACGTCAACTTCCTGCCCAATATTAAGGTGGTGGCAAAGTAACGGCTATTTCAATTTCGATTACAGTAAATGGAAAAAAAAGAAATGATCTCAGCCTTTTTTCCAAAGGATTTCCAAAAGCACTGGAAGCAGAATGTATCGATAAAGCGATTGAGATCACCAAAAAAGGTGCGGCAGATTATGTACCGTTTGATACGGGAGCTTTAATGCAGTCGGCAAGGAAAGAGGGTACAGATCTTGTATATGATACCCCATATGCCAGACGGCTATATTACCACCCGGAATATCAGTTTCAGGACGCACCGATGCGCGGCGCATTCTGGGCTGAAAGGTATCTGCAAAACGGCGGTATGGATATCATCAACAAAGCGGTTGATGCAGAGCTGCAGAAAGGAATTGATAAACTTATATGACAGTATCACAGGCAGTTATCAACTGGCTTTTAACCTTTGATTCTGAATACGGTAAAATGACCGGGATTGACACAGATATCATCAAGGGCACAACAGCAAGTTATGCACTTGTAAAAGAGCCGGTACAGAATAAAATAGAAGACATTCTTGGCAATGTAACATGCACTGATTACTACCAGCTTGCAGCAAGACTGGATAGTCAGGTCAATTCCGACAGAATTGATAATGTAGCTTTCCTGGAAGCATTGACAGAATGGATCCGGGAAAAGGACAAAGCCAAAGACTACCCTGTCATTAAGCAGGGGACAGTAGAAAAAATTGAAGTTACTACTCCATTCTATCTTGGAAAGACGGATGGAGATAACAGCATATACCAGTTAACCATAGCTATCAAATATAAAGGAGAGTAAACACGTCACAGATTAAAAGAAAATACTTAGGGCATCTGATCGATGCAAACTTTGGATCAGGAACAGCAACAAACTACAGACTGGGTAAGGATCTCGAAGAGTATAACATTGAGCTTAACCCAGAAGTGGAAACGAAAAAGAATATCCTCGGAGAGCAGTCCGCAAAGCTCAAGAGCTATGAGCCATCATCTTCCATTGATACTTACTATGGAGATTACGACGAGGCTCTTACAACTGCACTGCTGGCAAAAGCCAATGAAAGAGCAACAGGTGATGATGTCAAGACAACTGTCGTAGATTTTCTGATCAATGAAGAAGGAAAACTCGAATGGGCATACCAGGAAGATGCGGTAATCGCTGTGAAATCACTCGGCGGTGCCAACGAGGGTGTCAACATTCCATTTGATATCCATTACACAGGCAATCGTAAGAGAGTCAATCTGGATCTTACAACTTATGCGGTATCTGAGTATACCGCAGGCTAAGAAGCTATCAACCATTATTTGTTAGTATAGAGGGACGCAGACCTTTCTGATGCGCCCCTCACAGAAAGGATAATAACATGAGACAATTACAAATTAACACCAATACTGAACAGATCGCGATTACAGATGAACATGGAAATACAAGAGGCGTTATTGAGATCGCCAAGTCTGATTTTAACCTGATCGCCAGACTGGAAAAGCTGGGAGATAAAGTCGGAGAGACCATTGCAAAAGTACAGACTTCGGAAGAGATGTCAGATGATGGGCTTTTTGACACGATTGAAAAGCTGGATGCAGAGCTGAGAAACGAGGTAGATGCTGCCTTTGGATATCCGGTTTCTGAAACTGTATTCGGAGCGCAGCACTGCCTGTCTACTTGTGACGGAGAATTCTTTATCGTGAGATTTATCAACACGATCGCACCGGTTATCTATGAAATGTTCAACGCGGAATACGATGAAAATAAATTGAAGAAGTATGTTCCACAGGATCATAAGAAGAAAGGAACAAAATGATAGGACAGCTCCCGGAAAGCCTGACGGTAAATGGAAAAGATTATCCGATCCGATCAGACTACCGGGATGTCCTTGCAGTAATAGAAGCACAGGCAGATGATGAACTGACAGACATGGAAAAAATGGTAGTAACCATCTATATGTTATATGCAGACTTTGGCTGTGCTTCTGACGTTTTAGAATCTGACATCGATATGGAAGAAGCCTATTTGCAGGCTGTGTGGTTCATGAACTGCGGACAGGGTGATGTAGATGAGCCCCAGGGCAAACCTACTTATGACTGGAATAAGGACGAACAGATGATTTTTTCCTCTGTCAATAAAGTAGCCGGTAAAGAGATCCGGGCAGAAGCCTATCTGCATTATTGGACGTTTATGGGATATTTTAATGAGATACAGGATGATTTGTTTGTAACGGTAGTATCGATCAGAGACAAACGAAATAAGGGCAAGAAACTGGATAAATGGGAAAAAGAATTTATCCAAAACAATCCGAAGCTGTTTGATATTCAGACAGATAGTATGGCAAAGAAGTTGACGGAGCAGTTGAGAGCACGGCAGAAGTAAGAATTAAATTCGGAACAGATACAAGTTCATATATCAAGGGCATTAAGTCCATGCAGAGCCAGCAGAAGAAGCTGACAGATGAGATCACAAAAACAAAGAACCGAATCTCGGAGTATGAACGTAAGCAGAAGGCTTTGGAACATACAAAGCCAAAAGAAACCGCTGAGTGGAAGAGCATCCAGAGACAGATCAAAAAAGCGGATGAAGCGGCAGAATCCTATGCAAAACAGCTTCAGAAGATAGAAAAAGAGCATATCGATTCTTTCATGGATATCGATCCGAAGCGAGCTGAAACACTTGGTATTGAAGCAGCACAGAGCACAAAGGAATATCAGAAGCTGTATGATGCTATGGTAAAGGCACAGGATAAGTCAGAATCGCTTACAGGCAATCTGAAAGGTACACAGCAGTACCAGTCTACAGATGGATTGCAGGCACAGAAGCTGGCAAATCTTGACCGTATCGGCGAAGCAAAGGATAAGCTGGAAACTCTTGAAAGGAAACTCGAGGAAGTCCAGCAGAAAAACAGTGTGGAAGGATCCCAGAAACTGTTTAAGAGCATGAAATCCAACGCTGCAAAAGCATTTAAGACGATATCATCCGGTGCAAAGACAGCTATGAATGGGCTGAAAAAGCTGGGCACTATTGGTGCAAACGCATTCCGGAAGTTACGTGATCATGCGAAGAGTACAAATAAGTCTACCAATGGACTGGCAAGCTCAGTTGCGAAGATGCAGAAGCGTATGTTGGGACTGGCAAAAACCGTACTGGTATATCAGATGATGAGGACGGCTCTGCGGGGTCTCAGAGATTATATGGGCTCCATGCTCAAGACAAATAAGCAGTTCATGAGCAGCCTTTCAGCAATCAAAGGCAATCTGCAGACTGCTTTCTATCCGATCTATCAGACGATCATGCCCATTCTCAATACTTTTATGGGAGCACTGGTAAAGGTAACAGGATACCTTGCGACATTCTTTAATACTTTGCTTGGCCATAATGTAAAGACTTCTGCTGGTGCGATCAAAGATCAGGCAGATGCGACAAATAAGCTTGCAGATGCCACGAAAAAGGCAAACAAAGAGCTGTACAGCTTCGATGAGATCAATAAGCAGTCTGATAATTCGGACAGCGCATCTTCCGGCGGTGGTGGTGGCATCACAACAGATGTGGCTGATACGGCAGATGTCTCAAAGATGGTCGAAATGATCAAGCAGGCATGGCGGGACAGCGATTTTACGGAGCTCGGCGAAATTGTAGGTGGCAAGATCAAGGATGGGCTTGATTCTATCAAATGGGACCAGGTACAGCAGACGGCCGTAAAGATAGCAGCCTGTATTGCTACATTTATCAATGGTGCATTGTCTGTATCCGGGCTGGATACATCTATCGGTAAAACAATCGGAGAAGCCATCAATACAGGTGTGCTGGGGCTCGATACGTTTCTTAAGACCGTAAACTGGGCACAGGTTGGTACATTTATTGCCGGCACTTTAAATTCAGCGATCGCTACGACCTCATGGGCTGGGCTTGGTGGTACGATTTGTGATGGTATCAATGCATTTTTCGGTACATCAACGAATTTTGCTACACACTTTGATTTCTCAAATCTGGGTGCATCGGTCGGTGATCTAATCAATGGAGCGATCACAAAGATAGACTGGGGTACGGCTCTGTTTGGTGCGAAAGCATGGGGTGTAGGAATTGCAAATACAATCAATACAGCCGTGTCTACGACCTCATGGGATGCTGTAGGAAGCACAATAGGTAACAGCTTGTCTACAATCATTGCGACAGCCCATAGCTTCATTAAAACGGTGGATGTTAAGGCTATGGCAGCAGGTATTGCTACGGCGATAAATAATGCCCTGAAAACGACAGATTTTGAAGCTCTTGGGGATACGATCGGTACAGCTATCGGAAATCTGGCGGGAAGCATTGCAACATTTTTGAAAACAGTAGATTGGAGCAAAGTCGCCAAAGCGGTGCTGGATACTCTGAAAGGTGTTTTTAAGGGAATCACAGAAGACAGTGATAATATGAAGGCAATCGGAGCGATAGTGGCAACTCTGATTGGAGCTGCCATTGCAAAGCAGGCGGTGGCAAAGCTGTTTACTGCTGCAGCTGGTAAAGTTATATCTGCTTTAGGAAGTGGATTCACAACAGATGCCCTTGCAGGCGTGGGAGCTACTATTACAAATAGCATCAGTAGTGCAGTAGGAACTGCTGCAAGTGCAGCAGGAAAATTTGCACCGGTAGCTGCTAAGATTGCAGGACCATTAGGCTTGTGTGTTTCAGCAGCTATTGGGGGATGGGAAGTCGGTAAATGGATTTCGGAAACATTCTTAGATGCACCTACGGATATTAAGTGGTCAGATTATATTGGTAAGAACTTTGACAAAGAAGAAGCCAAGTCGGCATTGAAATTATGGTGGGGAGATATCAAATCCTCTGTTGGAGATTTTGTGAATGGTGTAAAACTTAGCATCGATGAAACGAAAGAATCATTTACAGCAAAATGGAATGATGCAAAAACAAAATTTGGAGAAATCAAAGCGGATGTTGGTGCTAAATTTGATGCAGCAGCAGATAAAGTAAATTCATGGAAAGCAACTGCTGCGGAAAAACTGAAAGGCGCAAAAGCCGCTGTTGCCGGTGCTGTAGATAATGGATTTGACTGGGGGACTTTAAAGAATAACGTAGTAAATAAAATTGGTACCGTGGGCTCAAAAATTGGGGGCATACTAAATAACGAAAAAAATTACTGGAAAGGTAACAAAAAGAGTATTAACAGTAAAATTATTAGAAAAATCGGTACTGTAAAAAGTAAGATTGGTGCTGATCCTAATTCGATCAAAACCATGAGACAAAAGATACAGGACGGTTTGCAGGGAATTCAGGTATCAGTTACCACAACAAATACAGATGGCACTACCAACCAAGCTATTACACCAAATAATTCTGAAACTGCTGCTGGGAAGCAGGTAAGAATCATTGAAGATGGAAAGCCAAGAACTGTTTCAATATATTTACATGGTAAATGGTGGCAGTATCGAAATAAAAAAGGGCAATGGACTAATTATAAAATGGCTGCCAGTGGTGGCGTATTTAGTAATAATCGCTGGCTTCCAGTTACCCGCTATGCAACCGGCGGTCTTCCGAAATCGGCTGAAATGTTTATGGCAAGAGAAGCAGGACCCGAACTTGTTGGACGGATCGGCAGCAGGACAGCAGTCGTTAATAATGATCAGATTGTGGCATCTGTATCTGAAGGTGTATACCGTGCAGTGGTTGCTGCTCTGGGCTCCGGCGGGAATCAGCAGGCTATCAACCTTGCCCTGCGGCTTATTATGGATGGTAAGCAGACCACGCAGATTGTGATTGACCGGATCAACGAAATGATTGACACAACTGGGCAGATACCGATCAGGATATAGGAGGTATACACGGCACATTATTACAATTTGAAGTTAAACGGAAAGCAGATGCCAAATCCGAAGGATGGCGGTGTTTCACTTTCCAAAAATAAAATATGGTCAAGTAATACCGGAAGAGATACAAACGGGGATATGACCGGAACGATCAAAGCGATCAAGACAAAGCTGGAGATTCAGTGGGAAGATCTGACACAGGCGGAAGCCGGATTGATTGATTCGGTGGTAAGTGATGCAGCAACGCCATTTACAACCGTTTCCTATGTGGATGTAAATGGCACGAATCAGACCATGACCGCTTACTTTGGGGATCCGGTTTATGGCATAAAGAGATACGATGTAGATAAGAAACAGCAGACCTATGATAGTGTCAGCGTTTCGACAGTTCAACAGTAAAGGAGAGATAACATGAAAAATGCAGAAGTTATTGCGAGACTGAATCTGATCAACAAGATGCAGCAGGATGGTGTGAAGCTGCCTGTAAAGGTAGGCTATGCACTGATCAAGAACCGCAAGGCAATGGAAGAGGTATATGCAGCATATGACGAGAAGCGATCAGAGATTATGAAAGATAAGCAGGCGGCAGATCTGACACAGGAAGAGATAAAAGAGATCAATGAGCTGTTGTCAATCGAGAATGAGATCAAGCTGCATACGATCACAGAAGATGATCTGATGCAATGTGATGCGTTATCATTAGAGGAACTGACAGCACTTGAATTTATGATTGAGGGATAAAACACGAAACAGGCAACTACAGCATTTCGGGCAAAATCGAATAGCGGTCATGCATTTTACCATGCAAAGGTAGGAGATATTACAGAGGGTATTATCTCTATCAAGTACAGCGGACAGATCAATGCTGATACATCCAGTCTGGTCATTGGATCGACCTGTGCACAGACTGTAGATATTGCGTTGACTTCGGAGCTGGATCCTGCCAAAGAATATGCCATCAATCTGGGCATTATGGTAGGTTCTTCCATTGAATATAAAAAGCTGGGCTTATTTACCTTTGAACGACCGGAGATCAATGATGGGCAGTATCGGTACAAGGGATATGACCGGATGATGTATAAATTCAATATGCTCTATTCCACAGCCCTTACCGGCGCGCATAAGACCAGCGAGTATATGGCAGAGATCGCGCGTCTGACCGGCGCTCCGTTTGTATCTGCTTTGGAAGATATTACGATTACAATGCTGCCTGGTTATACATACCGGGAAGTTATCGGCTATATCGCGGCACTGCATGGCGCGAATGCGATCATAAACGATGAGGGTAATCTGGAATTTCGGTGGTATACGCAGTGTGATTATTCGCCGGCGCATATTTATATGGGCGGTATTACCTATGGAATGACCGATGATTATACATTGAACATGATCAAGTGTACCGTCACAACGCAGACGGACAGCGGAAGTGAGGATGTGACATACACATCCGGTACCGGCTCGACGGGTATCAGCATCAACAATCCATTTATGACACAGGCATTGCTTGACAGCATATATGCCAAGATCGGCGGGCTGGTTTATCGTCCTATGACTGTCAGTTTTTCGGGGGATGTGCTCCCAGAGCTGGGAGATATCGTAAATGTGGTAGATTCCGGCCAGACATATAAATGCCCGATCATGCAAATGTCGCATGATTATGATGGTGGTATCAAGACGGAGATTGTCAGCGTCGGCTCATCTGCAAGTGAATCTACGAAAGATACTTCGGGACCACTCACCAAAGCAATGGAAAGATATTATGCGGATTTGGTACTGATCAATGAAGCCTTTGTAACCAAGCTGACCGCGCAGGAAGCAAAGATTGATAAGATGGATGCAGAAAAGATTACAGTATCATACCTCGATGCGCACTATGCCAACCTGCAGCTCACTAATATAGAAGCAGGTAGCATCAAGACGGCAATGATCGCTACCGGAGCCATTGAGACCGCACAGATTGCAGATGGATCCATAACAGATGCAAAGATCGTGAGCCTTACAGCAAATAAGCTGTCTGCAGGTACTATTGATGCGTCTAAAATCGAGGTAACCAACCTTAATTGTGCCAACCTGACGGTAGGTATGATCAACGGTCAGCAGATAGCAAGTGGCGCGGTGGATATGAGCAAGCTTGGTAGTGACATGACATCATGGATCACAAGCACCGACAGCGGCGTAAACAAAGCTCTTGCTGATGCGGGGATTGCCAATACAAATGCTACAGCGGCAAAAAAGACAGCTGACAGTGCAAGTACCACAGCAACAGCTGCTTCAAAAAAGGCAGATACAGCACAGAGCACAGCAGATAGTGCAAGCTCTGCAGCAGCTTCTGCAGGTACAAAAGCGGATAATGCAGTCGCTATTGCAAATGGAAAAAATACAGCTTATTATCAGACTTCTCAGCCTACAGGTGGAACCTATAAGGTCAATGATAACTGGTTTGATACAGATGATGGATATCGGATGTATTACTGGAATGGATCCAAGTGGATGGCTACAGAATATGGTGCCAGTGCTATCGCGGCAAATGCAATTACCGCCGGGAAGATTGCAGCAGGAGCTATCACAGCCGACAAGATAGCAGCAAATGCCGTTACAACCAATAAAATAGCAGCTAATGCTATTACAGCTGGACAAATAGCCGCAGGAACCATAACTGCAACGCAGATAGCATCCAAAACGATTACGGCAGATAATCTTCACGCAGACTGTATTACATCGAATAAAATTGTTGCCAGTGCTATTACAGCCGACAAGATAGCTGCCAATGCAATTACAGCAAATAAAATAGCATCAAATGCAATTACGGCTGATAAATTATCTGTTGCTTCATTATCAGCAATATCAGCGAATCTTGGTGCTATTACCAGTGGAAGTCTGAATATCGGTTCCGGTAATTTTGTTGTAGATACAGCCGGCAATCTGACAAATAAAGGCACTATGAGTATTGGCAATGGTGGTATTACTTATACACCTGCTGGTGGACTGAGTGTATTTGGAGATATTAAAGTAAAGAATGCTCTTAAGATGTACTTCAATGACACGACAGGAGCTTATGATGGTAAGGAACATTATTTTGATGTCTTGAAAATTACCATAAATGCTGAAGCTCCATATCTGGATGTGATGTCAATTTTTACAGAAGGCAGTGCAACATTCAATGGTGGATTGGCTACGGCAGCAGCACTAAATGCAGGCTCATTAACTGTGAGCGGCGGAAGTACACTTATTGGAAATGTAACTGTTACGGGTAAGATTTATCCTAATGGAGGAATATATGCAAATGATGGTAGTTTGATAACATATGATTTTACATATAAAAGATGGGCAATATACTGCGCAAGTGGTAAAGGATGGTCTATATTTGATGGAGTAACATTTTCTGCTCCTAATTTTGCAACAAGTGGATATGTAACTTTCAAAACATTGGATGGTACCAGCAATCGATGTTGTATTGGTACTGTGAGCACAGATAAACAAAGAGTCTCCAATTTCGGTGTCAATGCATCCGGTGCATTAGTTGTCAAATGCCAGAGTGGTACAGGTATCACATACGGAACGCATAAGGTTGTCGATGGCATGTCAGATCAGCGGTTGAAATGTAACATTTCGGACTGTAATGTGAGTGCGCTCCCAATTATTGATAAGATAAGACTTAGATCTTTTGACTGGGTTGGATACAAAAATAATCGACATCAGAATATAGGATTTATTGCAGATGAAATTGAAATGGTTGATCCGTACTTGTCTGATGGTGGCGGTGGTTATAATGAAGATGGCTCTATCAATATAAAATCTGTAGATACCTTTTATCTGCAGGGCTATGAGGTAAAAGCAATACAGGAACTGCATCAGATGATAAAAATGCAGCAGCAAATGATTTATAACCTGCAGTTTGAACTTGCCAAGCTGCAGGCATAAATAAATATCAAAAAAGAAAGAGAGGACAAGAGCACGTTAGTAAAAACAAAGACAATCAGTGCAAATGGCAGAAGTACAGTTACAGTGGATGGAGTTGAGACAGTGGCAATGACCATGAATGCATCCATCAATGAGGACGGATCTATGAGTGTCAACAAGTATATCCAGAACAAAGAAGTCTACAAAGCAAATAAGGTAGTCTGTGATGCTGATTATGAAGAATTCGAGACATATGTAGACGGCTTGATGGAAGCATAGAAAGGAGAAAAACACGCAGAGAGAAATTGTAATTACAATTCAGTCGCTTATCACAGGAGCATTGGCATGGATCATGGCAAAGCTGGGTATCCTTTTTCCGGTTCTGCTGATTTTTGTCGCCTGCATGATTATTGATTATGTCACAGGATATATGGCATCAGCGAAAGAAGCTCTGGATCATCCGGGAGATCTTAATTATGGATGGTCAAGCAAAAAAGGAATGCTTGGAATCTACAAAAAAATTGGGTACATATTTGTTGTGGCAATGTGTATGCTTATCGACTGCCTGATCAATACCGCAGGGGTATATCTTGGATATGATGTGCCAAATGTTGCGATATTCACATTGTTGTCTGCCTGCTGGTACATTCTAAACGAATGTCTATCTATTATTGAGAATGTGGGGCGCATGGGAGCTCCGGTACCGGTATGGATCGCAAAGTATATTGCAGTGCTGAAAAATAAGATAGATCAGAAAGGAGAAGAAGATACACGGGAAAATTAACAGGACAGGTACTTGCAGATTTTGCAAAATCAAAACTTGGCACACCTTATGTCTATGGTGCGAAAGGTGCTAACGGAGTGTTGACACTGACATTTTATGAGTACCTCAAAAATGCCTACAAAGCTGTCTTTACGTACAGCTATCAGACAAAGATCAGACAAAAGAAGCTGATCGGCAAGGTATGCTGTGATTGTTCCGGGCTGATTTCGTGGTATACTAATCATGTGCTCGGTAGTTCTCAGCTTTACGCGCAGGCGTATACAAGACTTCCTATCGCAAAAATTAAAGATTTTGCCGTTGGTACAGTTCTTTGGAAACAGGGACATGTTGGTGTGTACATTGGCATGGAAGATGGTGTACCGATGTGCGTGGAAGAAAAGGGTATTGATTATGGCTGTGTAAAAACCAAGGTGTCCGCAACCAAATGGGTATATGGTCTGACCTTCAACTGGATCGATTATCTCTATAAAGAGAATCTTGCCGGAGAAGCCACATGGAAAGGTAAGAATCCATACAAGCAGCCGACACGTACCATCAAAAAGGGCTGCAAAGGCGAAGATGTCAAATGGGTGCAGTGGGAACTGAGAGAGGCTGGATTTGATAGAGAATTCGTGTATAATGGTAAAAAATACAAAGCGGTTGCTATCGACGGTGATGCAGGTACCATTACAGATGCTGCCATCTGTGCATATCAGCAATCTGTAAAAATTAAGGTAGATGGCAAGTGTGGGAAGAACACAAGAGCAAAAATGATTGCTGATTAAAAAGTGTAGTATCTTCCTATTTATAATTGGCTATTAGTAACAAATTAGTAACAAAAGTTTGCAAACCCGCATGAATAGGGCATTGTATATCGTGGTTTCTTAATGGAATCTTAA